GGTGGTGATTGGGATGAGCCTAAAGGTGTGGTACATTCAAATGAGTTCGTTGCAAATCGTTTTGCGGTTGCTAATCCTGCTGTACGTCCGGTTTTGGACTTGATCGATGTTGCACAACGTACAGGTTCGATTGATAATCTTTCAAGTGATGATATTGCAGCCGTTACCGGCAAAAGCGATTTTTCTCCTGTAACGGTGGTCTCTTCTCCTGTTCCTGTTCCGGATCACGGCAGTGATGACGAAGTTAAGTTCTTGTTAATAGAGTGTTCCCGATTGATGAAGCAAATGAGAGAGCGGTTAAAAGAGCCATTAATAGCACGTACCTATGCCAACGGCAAAGGGGGGACAATGGAAGCCGAAGAACTTGTAAATAAAATGAAACGAAATGCGCAAAGGAGAAGATAATTATGACAATTTTATATTTAAATGACAAACAATGTGCAATGCCGGCGGATTTCTCATTTACATTAAAAAAAACTTCGCTGTTTTGGAATGAAGAGACGGACCACACATTTGATCTCGATCTTGATCTGTCATCATCTGATAATCGAATTATTTTTGGTCATATCGATCGTTACAATGTCAATAAGCAGATACCCGATATGACAGCTAAGTTAATTGTAAATAACCGGATTGTTTTGGTCGGTGACGTGTACTTGTTAGATATTAACGGTGACATCATAACGATACAGATTGTCAGCGAAGGGACTTCTTTCTCTTATAAATCAGAGGACACGACTGATCAGGAGGGCAGCCGCATGCTTTACGATCTCCATTTAGGTACGATACAAGACACAAAGATAACCTCAGAGGATGCCTTTAATTCCCTACAAGGGTGTTACCCTGAACATAAATATGTTTGTCTGCCTACCTTGTACAAATACAAGCGTCGTGTCGTGTTGAATACGAATATGTCCCCGAACGTATGGGAGGGGATTGCGAATTGTGTCTCTCCTGACAATTTACAGGATTGGGTCCCGGATAGACCGTTTATCGGCCATCCTTATTTATTATTTATAATAGAGAGAATCGCCGGAGCATTAGGATATACGATTCGGCGTAATGACCTGTTAGATGATGAGCAAGCTTGCCGTGAGCTTGTTGTGACTGCTTTTTCTTCGTTGCAACTGGTTAATCATCTGCCATCTTGGACGGTAGCGAAATTTTTCCGTGAGATCGAGAAGCACTTTAATGCGCTTTGTCTCTTTAACCGGATTAGTAAAACCATTGATATTTATACTTTTCGCAATGAGATACGAATGCAGCGTATCTCATATATTGATAAGGTATTGGATAAGCCGGATGTTAAGTTTGAAGAGGATAGTGTGAATATTGAGCGGAATTTTTCTGATGTATCATATAATTTCCCGTCCGGATATTCTTTTTTTAAAGAAGCTGATTTCAGTGAAGATTTGCTGTCACAATGTACTGTTATAGAGGTTACTTCTCTTGACGATGTGGCCGCCTATGATTCTAAGGTGATAAGTCGTTATAACGGTATAGATTTAATTCGCAGACGTGAAGAGACAACTTCTGCAGAACAGGGGTATTATGAATATATTGTGCCGGTTAACTTATTCCGGCATAAAGGTGATGAGACAGGCGGTCTCGATTTAAATATCGTGCCTTGTATCTATTCAGTAGGACATGCTAAATTTTGTGCTGTTCCTGATGGAGAGAGGATTAATACTGCATATAAGGTGCCGGTAATCGTTGCATGCAATGAGATCGAGCAAGAAGAATCTGCTGATCAGGGGTTGAATGATATGATAGAAAATGGTGTACAGGAACGAAAAAGAAATGTTGCGGAACAGTTATTTATTGGTGTTTATAATGGGATTCAAAAGCAAACATTTAAACTTGCAGAGTATACCCACTTCTTTGAATATCCGGAGATATCCGTACCGCTCATGATCGATACACCTAATGATAACCTGCTGCTCGGTAAAAAGGTACTTTATCAAAAAGAACAGAAATATAGCTTGCAGCTCACAGGATTAAACAGTTTATCAGAGCATTATTACTCTTCTGAGTTTTTAATGCAGAATAAATACTATTATAAGATAAAGTTCCCGGTAACTGATATTATAGAGCCGGGTGAAGCTGTATTAAGAAACCGGAGGATGTTTTGTTCTTCGATAGAATATTTAGTGACCGCGCAGGGGCTTGATGTTATTGCAGAGGGAGAATTCTACGAAATAAAGGTATAAAAAAAGCCCCCATCACGGTTCAATGATGGGGGCGGTGTCAAAAGAACAAACTATCAACCGATAGAGAGTGAACCTAATTTCTTTCCAATGTCCTGTATTGCATTGTTTAATGTATTGAGTTCTGATTCTTTGAGGTAGTATATTTTTCCTCTGACGGGGATTCCATTTATGCGCTGGCTAAGCCATGCGGCACTTTTACCGAAATAGTTCTTTGCTATGTATTTCAGTGAAACGATTTCACTGACTTCTTTTATTTGAGCTTTTATAGATAACATGCGGTCGAGATCGGCATTCACCTCTTTAATGTCATTCTCAATGACATCCATCTCTTTACGCATGTATTGAGAGATAAATTCTTTTTCTTCAGGCTTATTATATTTAAGTCTGATTTCCTTTGCTTTTTCAAGGCTGGCATTGCCATCCAATGCGCTCATTACTTGTAGTTCTTTCAATAATTCTTTCATATTGTATTAAGTTTTCCCCCTCTTGAGAGGGGGATTGTTTAACCTTTCTGTAACTGATCTCTTTTTTTCATTAATTCAGTAAGTTGTTCAAGCATCTCATCCGTTCTCGGATCGGGGCTGATCCCTAAAGCTTCGCATCTTTCGATGTGCTGTTTGATTGCGTACTTGATTCTGAAAATCTGAAAATTGATTTCTTCAAGTTCATCTTTCTGTTTTTTCATTTCTCCTTTTTTTAAGTTGATAACTCTTGTTCTTTTTGACATTACAAAGATACATAAATTATTTTTAATGCAAACGATTTACATAAATTATTTTTAATGCATTAACGCTTTTTATAAATTCCCTTCGTAGTTTTTTAGCTCCGGATGTGCTAATAGTTGTTCTTTTCTCACGTACTTGTTTGTTGTAGCAACAGACGAGTGACGTGCTTGGTCTTTTGCGATGGTCAGACCAACACGATCGATAGTGTCGGTTATACCGGTATCTTTAAGGCTATAAAATTGATAGCTTTTAGGGAATCCTAATTCTTCCCGTACTTTTATCCACTTTTCGCGGAAGATACGGCCATCGGCTCGATCTTCGCTTGGCTTAAAGCCTTTGCCGAATAAATAGAAACTACCTGGGTAATCGAAAATTTGCAGTTCGATCATCATTCTAATGACTTTTGCGGGTATAGTGACTTTTGCGTCTTTCCGGTTTTTACTAACTTCTTTACTTATGAATAAAGTCTGATTGTGAACATTGATGTCATTGATACGGACGAAAGCCAGTTCGTTAGGACGTACAAGGGTATAGTAATGAATTTGACAGGCTAAAAGGAAATCTTTGTCATGTTCGGACAAATATTCATTTAATTTTTTCATGTCTGATTCTTCCAATGGTTTCCGGAATTTATCTTTCTCTCGGAGTGGTGCAATGTTCTCAGCCGGATTATTAGGTATATATCCATTGGATTTGAGATAACCACATAATGATGACAACCAATTTAAATAGTTGTTTCGTGTACGTGGGGTTGTATCACGATCTATGTAAATATGCTCTAAAAAGTTTTCAATATAAGATTGGTCAAATTGATAGATATAGAGCATTTTGTCAGTTAGCATCTCATTATATTCGTTCAACTGCTTTAACCGGCATTTATAATTATCGATAGTGGATTTTTTTATAACATCATCTTTGAAGAGTTTCTTTAGATAGGTCATGTATCTATCAAATACAGTGGTATATACAGTAAATCCTTTTTTACCGCATTCTTGTATGAGCGGGTTCCAGCCTTGTTTTAGTTTTATAGAAACTTCGTCCCGGAAACGTAGGGCAGCTTCGTCCCGATCTCTTTTGTTATGAATGTGATTGAATTTCTTCCGGATGCGCCGTAATCGTGGTGTTCCTGCTAATACTGATTCTGGATCAAGTACGTAGAAGTAGACGTACTTTTCTTTTCCTTTCCTATTATATATAGGCAAACGGAATTTTTCAATTTCTGCGAAAGATAACTTTTGGTTCTTGAGTGTAGACAACATTTTTTTTACATTGTTTCGTTTCCGTAACAATGCAACTTGTTAATACTCAGTTTTAGTTTGTCCCGTTTTTGTCCCGGTACAAAAATAAAATACGAGATAACTAATTGATTTACAACTAATTATCCCATATTTTGTCGGAATGAGGCGACTCGATGACGGATTTGTCTATGTTGTAAATCGTTGATTATCAGTTGCGTGTTACGTTATATATTCATTACTTTTTTGTTATTTTGTCCCAATTTTGTCCCGGTACAGGGTATAATTAAAGTGCTATTACATAGCACTTTATAGACGTTATTTAACTGTTTTATTAAACGGATTTTGCTTTAAGTTGAGAGTTCTCTATTATTAATTTTTGGTTTCTATTCATTTGTTCAAGCAGCTCTTCCCGTAGTCTTTTATTCTCTTCCCTCAAATCTTTATTGTCTTTCCTAACTTCTTCGTACAACTCCTTATAATTATTGTTAAGAGAATACGGGGCTGCATTCTCGGCAACCTTATTTATCTCATTTTGAACGAACATTTCCCCTTCACCAGATATAAGCCAGTATATATTGACCTGTGGATACTCTCGCAATATATTACCAATCACATCAACTCCGATTGTCTCTCTTATTGTTCGTGCCCATGATTCTGACTTTCCTATGGACATGCAGAAAGCTCTGGCACTCATATTTAGCTCCTTTATAAGAAGGTGTATTCGCTCTTTTATCATAAAAAAGTTCAAATATTGGTGATATTTTACCTATATATTTTTGTAATTGGTGAAATATTACCTATGTTTGCAAAGTGATTAACTAATAACGAAACAAAGATAACAAAATTAAGCAACGATGCCAATACCACATTTTCGCTATTCTTTTGCTAAAGGCTTTGATAAGATGACCTTAGAAGACATCCGAAATGCTAAAGCCGAGCTATATGAATTTTTAGGTTGTACGACTAAATCCGATTTTAGCCGTAAGAAGCACGCTTTTAGGGATATTCCCCAACATGTATACGATGGGATCAATCAGATTTTCTTGAAGTATGGTGTGCAAGAAGATGATATTTGGGTCATTAGTGAGATAAAACAGGTATGAATTTAAATGTCAAACTGGGTAAATGTCAGGAGGAGATAGCCGAATTTATAGGGTTCGGTTACTCGATAAAAGAGACTGCTGATCTGCTCAAGAAGCCGGAGAATACTATAAAGAGTACTCTAAAACGAATCTATGAGAAGGCGGGCATTCAAAAAGCGACAGAGCTTTCGAAGTTTGTCTTTTGCCGTAGGTTTGATATTCCGCTATCGATGTGCGAACCGGCCAGACAAATCGTCGCTGTTCTATTTCTTTGCGTATATTTTTTCTCAATGTCTGCTGACTATGATAGTGATGTTTACTCACGTAGAGCAAGGAGAGTTCGTACAGAACGGGTAACAAGACGAATAAATTGATATGGTTAAAAAGGCAAATTGGAGTCCGGCTGAAGATGCTACGTTACGTAGTGAGCTTGAGAAGAAGACACCTCTCAAAGATATAGCAGATATGCTATGCAAAACAGAGGATGCCGTTTATCTCTATTGTTATAGGCATGATATCCCTCTCCGTCCGCGTCTCAACAATCCTATGATGAGGAATCTCCTTGAGATAAAATTCGGACGTCCGGAATTGTTCCATCCGGATCGTGATTTTTTGATTCGGGTGGGCATTAATCAAAAACGATGGTCGGAATTGGCATGGGGATATGTACAACCCACACAAGACGAAATGATGAGAGTGGCTAAAGAGCTTAACTTTACAGTAGAAGAAACTTTTAAGCTGATGGATTCCCGGCAGCTTGATTTATTCGAAAAACTATGAATCAGATTCCTCAAGAAATAATAGATAGAATACTTGATGAAGTCGATATCGTCACTGAAATATCAGAGGATATCACTCTTCATAAAAAAGGGGTGAATTATACAGGCTTATGTCCGTTCCACTCTGAGAAAACTCCTTCGTTTACTGTCTCTCCGTCAAAAGGAATCTGCAAATGTTTTAGTTGCGGCAAAGGTGGGAATGTGATTTGGTACCGTATGCAGCATGATGGTTTGTCGTATCCGGAAGCGATACGGGAACTTGGCCGTAAACACAATATTGAGGTGCCGGTGATTGAATTGTCTCCGGAACAGCAGCAACGGCAGGACGCACGCACTTCTGCTATGATCGCAATCACAGAAGCCTACAATCTTTTTCGGGATAATCTAAATTCGTCTCCGGAGGGAAAAGCTTATTTGGCAGAGCGAAAAATTTCTCAGAAGATAATAGACCTCTATGGGTTAGGTTTTGCTTTTGACTTTGATGGGCTGAGCCGGGCAATGGTCGCTAAAGGATATCAGCAAGATAATTTGATTGCGGCAGGTGTCTCTTATTGGAATGAGGAGAAGAAGCGGCTCAAAGACGTGTTTTGGCAACGTGTTCTTTTCCCGTATTTCAATAAGACAGGTCAGGTTGTAGGCTTTACAGGGCGGGCGATCAATGATCAATCTGCTAAATATAAAAATACGGCTGAAACAATTCTGTTTACAAAAGGTGAGAATCTTTATGGATTATATCAGGCGCGAGCAGCGATTCAAAAAGCAGACAAGGTATATGTTGTCGAAGGACAATTCGATGTTCTGTCGATGGCACAGGTCGGTATCCGGAACGTGATTGCCGGTTCCGGTACTGCTTTTACTGCGAAACAGCGCAAGGTGCTGCATGGCATAACGAGTAATGTTGTGTTTATATATGATGGTGATGCAGCCGGGATCGCTGCTGCCGAGAAGAATCTTGAGTCATTCGTAACTGATGAGTTTAGGGTGCGTTGTATTGCGCTTCCATCCGGTAAAGACCCGGATGATATGGCAAAAATCAAAGGTGCGGATTTTGGGGAGTGGCTAAATAAGGCTGAGAAGAGTTATGTTGACTTTATGTCTAAGATTCTATTTTCTAAAGAAGATGACGAATTTCAGCGTCTTGATAAGACAAAAAAGATTCTTTCGATTATCCTCAAAGAGAAAGAAACCATCATTCGGAACTCATTTTTGGGCACATTGGCAATAAATTCCGGCTATGATTTGGATAGACTTCAAGAACTTATTGATGAATCCCATTTGCCGGAACAGCCGGCACGGTTTGAACCGGGATTTATAGGATCGGAATTTGCTAAAGAATTTATTGATCCCGAAGATAAAGAGGTTCATTTGGTCAATGACTTCTCACGTTTTCAGACATTAATCGGTGAAAAAGAGCCGTATCTCTTTTATTCCGGTGTTCCAAGTGTCAATGATATACAAGAATTGTCTCAGTTGGCCGAGAGAGTCGTTGTTCATTCTCCGAATATGGATTGTAATTACCGGAAAGAGAACTCGGATTGTCTGATGATGAAAGAGTTATATAAATTCGGCATTACCGTTGATGTTATTACAAATGATAAAATCAAAGGTTTTATCTATTATTATGTCGAGTATTATGGCGATCTGATCAATGAATCATCTCCGACTCCGGAAGTACAGAATGAATATATTACCCGGTGTGCAGAGATGATATCGTATGCTAAACAGGCTATCCAGACTGTTAACCTCCCAATCTGGTCAGAATTACTTGGTTTAAAGATTAGTTCTATGAAAGAGCTGATCAAGCCTTTTTCTAATGAGCGCAAGAGCAAACAGAGGATAGAGCGTGAGCGGAGCGATGTGTATAATGAATTGATGTCTGTCGATACGGATCGTCTGCCAGATTATGTGGAGCAGTCTGAAGAATATTCCCGTATGCTTCGCCGATATGGTTTTTATCCTCTTCTGAATAAAGAAGGTGTACCTGTATCGTACATGTTTAAGGTTGAGAATAATAGTTATCGACGTGTAGCCGATTTTTATATTGATCCTCTTTTTCATGTATATAGCAAAAATAAAGAAGAGAACCGGCGCGTGATCCGGATCAATCGGTTATACGTAAATAAACCGACATATGTCGAATGGCCTTCTTCTGTTTTCGTGAAGCTGACAACTTTACAGGAGATGCTGATTAACGAAGGTGCATATAACTTTGAGGGCGGCGATGCCAAAGACTATGCCCGGATTTGGAACTGCATATCTTACAAGTTTCCCAAGTGTACGGAAATTAAAGTGTATGGCCAACAGGAAGAAAACTGTTTCCTGTTTTCAAATGGTATTTTCCATCAAGCTGATGGAGAATGGAAGTTTGAGTATACCGATGAACTCGGTCTGATGAGACACGAGGATGAGATTTTCTATTCACCGGCATTCAGCAAAGTCAATGCAGGAGTCCGCAAGGATAACGATAAATACGAGCAGGACCGTTGGCTTGTATATACTGACACTCCATCTAACAAGCGCATCACATTCGAGAAGTGGGCTGCGCTAATGGATGAAGTATATAAGATCAATGACAACGGCAAATGGGCACTTCTGTACGCGGTTATGTGCGCTTTCCGTAGTGATATTCATCCTATTAATCGGCACTTTACGGCTATATTCTTTATAGGGCCTACGATGTCGGGTAAGACACAGATTGCAATCAGCATCAGAAGCCTTTTTATAAAGCCGGAAGCTCCGTCTTTCAATCTCAACTCCGGTACCGATGCGGCATTTTTTTCAATCCTTGAGCGATTTCGTGACGTTCCTCAAATCTTTGAAGAGTATAATGACGACATGATTTCAGATGTGAAATTTCAAGGGCTGAAACAGACGTGTTACGACGGAGAAGGCAAGCAGAAGCGTAAAGCTGCGACCAGCAACGATATTGAGACATCTAAGGTTAATGCGCCGGCTGTTATTTTAGGTCAGGAAGCTCCGCAAAAAGATGATAATGCATTATCTAATCGTGTCGTATTGTGTGAGGTTCCTAAAAATGATTCTATTAACGAAGATCATGCACAACGTATCTTTCAAGAACTGAAAGATGCGGAGAAAGCCGGTTTGTCTTATCTGTTGTTTGATATTCTACGTTTACGTCCGATTGTGAGACGCAATTTTGCTGATTTACAGAAACAATGCAGCAAAGAGTTACAGAACAAGGTGGAAGCTGCCGGAAGTCGTAGCGGTGACCAGACCCGTGTGATCAACACGGTGTCGATGTTTCTCGCGATCTGCAAAATGCTCACTTTGTACGCTCCGGAGTTGAAGCTTCCTTTTACCTATGATGAATTTTTGCAGTTGGCTGTTGACAAGATTCGTAAGCAGGTCGATATGCTGGTTAAGACCGATAAACTCGCTATGTTCTTCAATACGATCGATTATCTGATCGATAAGGGATCGATCAAATACGGTCGTGATTTCAAGATTGAACGTCCGGGCCGGTTGAAACTCAAAGGCGGGATTGAAAAGGTCATGCAGCCGGTGGATACGGCCGTACTCTATATGAACTTATCAAATGTGCATAAAATGTACGCAGCTTCGATGTCTAACGGTGAAAAACCTCTGTCTCTAACAACATTAGAAGTGAACCTGAATTCACACCCGGCATTAATCGGCCAGGTTTCGAATACTCGCTTTAAATGGATGGAGGTTAAAGAGGTTCCGGCGGGTGGTATGACTGTTAATCCGGCAACCGGTGAATCTACTAACAACATGGCTATGACGCGCGTCATGGATACTCGTGAGAAACAGACATCGGCCGTAGTACTCAATTACGATATTTTGTCGAAAATGATGGGTATCGATTTTGAGCGGAGTGAACGTCCTGAAGAACCTACTGATCCCGTACAACAAGATTTACCATTTTAAATAGGAGAATAAATTATGATTAAAAAAATTGAAGCACACAATGCCGTCTTTGATAATTTGCAGGCGATCATTCAAGAAGAGCAGCTTCCGGTCAGTGTCTCTGTTGCTGAGACGCATATGGATGAGAATGGAGATAAACAGGTTATGTTTTGTCTTGAGTTTGATTCTTCATATGAGAATCAGGTGAGCGAAGCGTTGAACAAGGCTGTTCAAATTGCTTGTGATGTCATCTGTAACAGTTATTAGATGAGACAGCCTTATGTTATTGAGAAGGTGACTCTTATTACCTACAACGGGACAAGATTGCCTTTAGAGATAATCGATCACGAGATAATCACCAAACCGGTCAAACTGGTGAAAGAGCAAATATTAGATGCTTTTTCCACGATGGTAGACAAGCCGGTAAAGGTGCTACTCCATGTGAGGTATATTTAGATTTTAGTTCCGGAACTGATCCCGGAGTGTTCTTTGACTTATTGAATTTACCGCTTAAATGTTAAAAGTTTGGTATTACGATAACTTTTTTGCCTAAAAAGTTTGGTATTACGATAACTTTCCGTACCTTTGTCACATCAAGTTAAAACAATTACTAACATTAAAAATATAAAGATTATGAAAACAATTATTGATCCTGATTTCGTAAACAAAGCAAAAGAAACTGGTGAACTTTGGGATGGTATAGAAGGTTTAACCATTATCCAAGAAGGATTGGAGGGGAAATTCGAGTTTCCCAATGATGGTACAGATTATCACTGTGCTCTCATTGTCGAGAGTGAAACACACTGGTTTGTAGACCTCGGACTTGGTCTTGGATTTGGGGGCTATGAGAAAACTGATTGGACAGTTCAAGATGCTATTCTTGATCAGGTTAATATATGATTGATTGAAAAATGAAAACCAAAAAACAATTTGAGGATTTGGGATTTACTTTCATAACGTTAGGAGGTGGAGCGATTAGCGCCAGTAAGCTCTTCAGAAATGAAGAGGGTGAAATATGTCGAATTGGAGCTAATGCAAAAACACTTCCTACGCTTAGAAAGCGATTGGAGACAATTGTAACGGAAAATCCTAATATATTTAAATAGATGGAAAGATACGTCTTACAGAAATCAGAAAACATTGGATATTGGGTATGTACTGATGTAGACTTCGGGCTTGTGTGTGTCTTTAAAGAGAAAGAATTTAATCAAACGCAAAAAAACACCCTATTGGACTATGCCAATGTGGATGTTGCTACTCTGTCAAGAATAGCAAGGGAAATGTGCGATTGGTTACAAGAAAATCACATAGAGATATTATGATACGTAATACAATAAAAGAAGTAATGAAACTCCGTAAGATAAAACAAAAGGAACTTGCGGAGTTCATCGGAATTACAAAAGGTACGATGTCCGCATTCCTTGCGGGCAGGATAAATTTGGGACTGGATAAAATAGAAATGATTTTTGAGTATCTCGATATTAAACTTGTAATAGAATAATTGTAATAGCATAATTGTAAGCATAATGTTTAGGTGGTAAGTTCAATACTTTACCGCCTTTTTTGTGTCCGGGCGGTAAGTCCGGACATTTTTTTAGTAATTAACAAAATATGAAATATGAAAAGAAAATATTTGAATTTAGCATCAGCTATTCTTGATGCGATAAAAGAGAAGCAAAAGAGTTTTTTTGCGATAACGTTTGAATCTCTTGTCAATTATGACAAAGGGGAATTGTTCCGTGAGGGCATAACGATCGATACAGAAAAGAGAAAAATCTCTTTGTGTGAGTGCGGTGGCATTATTGAAACTTTCAGTTTTGAAGAGGTGAAACCCTGTTTTAAGGAATGACAATGAAAAAGGGGAATAAGATTATGAGTAAAAAGAGGCAAACAGATGATCGTAAACAGCTTTTGATACGGTATAGGATAGATGACAAAGGGTGTATATCTTTTATAGACCCTTGCTGTGACGAAATTCCAGCCCGACTGTTTGGTAAGATAATAGAAGCTATATCTAATGTAGAGAAAGAATGGAACAGTAGAATGGACAATAAAGTAAGTTCTCTACCTCCTGATATCACATTAGATGAACCAATACTTAAATAAAATAAAGAATATTATGGAATCAGTAGCAGAAAGAATTTTTCTTTTAGCTCTCAAAAAGAGCGAAGGCATAATCTATTGTATAGGTGTGTTTAAATTAGGAACTCCGAACATGGAGTTTGTTTTAGGTGAAACAGACAATGATAGAGATTACCGCCAAGGTGACGAAGTTTCTTATATATATAGTGCTGATTATACAAATAGTCTGCAGGATGCCTTAAATTGGCTGAATAAGGTGAAGTGATAATTCAAATCAAATCAGTAATGAAGAAGAAAACAGTAACAATATTGGCGATAGCTCATTCTAAGAGAGTGTGTGATCCTCAACCTGAATTTATTGATCGAATGGAAGTTCGAAGGTTAGTAATAAACGCATATAGAGCTGGATATAATAAGGCGAAAACAGAAGAATCAACTAACTCATAACAAGAAAGATATGAATAAGATAAAATTAGAGATAACTTCCGAAGGATGGGAGACTACCGTAACTATTAATGGCAAAGAATTTAAAGAAAAGCATATTGCAACCGTATTCGGTTCGGAAGGAGTTGAAGGGGATTTTGAAAGCGAAGAGGATATACCGGAGGAAGTTTATGACGCTTTGAATAGCTTCTTTCCTTATGAATGTATGCAGGCATTACAAGAAGTTGAATCATAACCAAAATAGAAAGGAATATTTATGGCATTTTTAGCAGTAAACAAAAATGGGGAGGAATTAGTATTTAATGAACTCCCTACTTATAACAGAGTAGAAGATACATGGAAAGTCAACTGCACAAGAGAAGAACTTGTTTATGATGATCCACATGATTTTTCAGCTGGGCATCATTTGGAAGAAGTAGATGATAGTGATTATGGGGTCACACTGCCTAAAGGTACAATTGAGAAAATTATAGGTGACCAGTTGTCGTTCGCTGATGAGCCGGTAGAAATATGCTAATAACAAATAGAGATATGAGCATAAAGATTGATAAAAACACATACGAGAAGCTAATCAAAGAAGATTTAGATTTTCTCAATAAACATTGCCCGGATAGCTTAGAATTAGACCATATTAAGTTAATAGTTTGTAGTTCTATTGATTGGCATTATCCTGATAAAAACACTTGTACAGCGTTGGAAAGGATAGAGAATAGGCTTAAAGCTGAACTTCAGAAGCAAAAGGACGCAGGTAAGCAATTTCTATCCGATCAGGAAATAGACGGCTTGATTGATAGCATACTGAAAGAAAAATAACCCTCAAAACAGTATAGAAAGGAGTTGAATAAAGCGAGAATTCTCGCTTTTAATCACCTGTTAAAAACAAAATTATGGAAACAAATATTATTGCCAGAGTGAACAATGTAGATATAGTATCTACGAGTGACGAACAAAAATTAGTACCAATCAAGCCAATCTGTGAAGCGTTAGGCATTGATGACAAGGCTCAAAGAAATCGCATAGATCGTGACGAAATTCTATCATCAACTGGGGTCATGACGACCTTAGTTGCTGCTGATGGAAAAGAACGCGAAATGTTCTGCCTCCCACTTGAATATATTTTTGGTTGGCTCTTCTCAATAGATCATGAGCGTGTCTCGGAAGATTCAAGAGCTATGGTTCTTCATTATAAGCGCGAGTGCTACCATGCGCTATTTCTTCATTTTACCGCCCGCGCCCAATTCGTAGAGCGGAAGCAAATTGAAATAGATCGGCAACTTTCCATTGTAGATGATGCTAAAGAGCATTTCCGCAACGCTAAGAATATACTTTCGGATGCAGAGGCAAAACTGAAGCAGCTTCGCTCACTCACGATGGATGACTATGATATTGAGAGTAGACAATTAAAATTGGATTTCTAATTTTTTTTGATCATGAATAGATATCAATTGTACCCAACATCGATTTGGGAAGCCGCCAGACCTGCCGGTATCGTTTACGATCATTTCTTTTATACAAAGCATTCCGGAGAGGTTCGTAAGGTACAGGGTACCGTCACGGTGATGAGATACATCGTTGTGAACGGAGCGCGCAAACTGGTACCTTGTGCCAGACGGGTGAGATGGGATGGATATGGCCATTGTTTCGTTGGGACTCATAACCTTCGCAAGCGGAGATATGACATCCCTTTAAAGTCGATAGTATTAGAACAGTAATCAATAACCAATAACAGTGTATTTTTATGATATTCATTAAAGTATTTATAACTTTGGTGATCAGCAGTTTTTTCTGTGGATACAGCTTTAGGGCGGGTAAACGGATATGGAACCGCTTACGTGCATACAAAGGTCCGGTTAAAAGGGTTCCGGAAGGAGGGTATTATTATACGATCGTCGGGCCACTGATCGCCATGCGTGCGCGGAGGTATCCTGATTGCAGGACATTCTTTGATGACCGTAATTATGATGCTGGGAATTATTTCCCGGACAAAGCAACGGCAGAAGAGCGGATACGACGGCTTCAAGAAATCTGTCTGGAGGATTCTGCATCGATCACGAAATGACAAGCAGGACATTCTTTCTGAAACACCACTGGTTGTACCGGTGGTGTTTTTTTGTTTTATAGATCAATCCCCCGAATACCCCCGGATAAAAGAATCAGAGAATAGAAGAGAGTTTTGAAAAAAATGACGCAAAACACCGACCAACAGACCAACAGACCAACAAGAGGACATATTTTTCAATACTTATATTATATAAAATACTAATATATAGAGTGATAGATTATATCTTATGTTGTTGGTTTCTGTTGGATGATGCTATCGCGCTGTTGGTTTTTGTTGGTTTTACATTTTTCTTCTTTCTGTTCATTTTCAGGTCATTAATTTCTAAAACCAACAAACTACCCGCTTGTTGGTCGTGTTGGTCGCTAATTTATATACTTAAAATTTGCTTATGTGCTTGATAATGTGTAACTTCAATATTCTTGTTGGTCTGTTGGTCGGTTGGACGGCCAAATGGCATACTTGATACATGTATTTTTCAAAATATGAAAAGAAAGGATAGATTTGTGTGTTGGATATGGGTTGCTCCTTTTGTGAAGCAATATTTGATTACCAATTTTAAGGTAGATGATCCGGAGTGGCCGGAGTTGGTGAACATATCTCAAGATAGATCGCTTGATGTGTTGTTCCGTTCCCGGCTGGTTAAGCCTTCGAACCGGTATGATAAGAGGATATCTCAAAACGGGAATTATAAATACCGTAATTGCAAGGTTGCCCTTGAAATTACGAAATCTGATTTTTATTGTCATGGGTGGTCTCTATCTCCGACAGATGAAGCGGCTTTGGCGAATGCGCTGGAGATTCGTTGCCGTACGATCCTGCTGACGTATTTGTCGGTAGCGTATATGGTGAAACCCAATCTGAGTGTTTGTATCCAGCAGTTTTATGCCATATTCCATTTTGATGAATCGACATGGCCGTCCGATTCCATCCGCCGAATCTGGAATCGGGATACCACTATCGATAAAAATGCTCTCAAGACAGGGATCGACGAAAAAATTAATAAAATAGTTATTGTGCAGTTGTTCAAAAATGGGACAATTTCACAGTCAGGCAAAGAAACATATGAAAACAATTCAATTTGATTTTGACAATGTGGGAGGGATAACACGCATTTATGCTATCCCTGTGACCTCTTTTCTTCGTTTGCGTAAGGATTATATTAATGATATGCAGTATCTTGAGGTGAAGCAAAGGGCGGATATCATTGCCATACCTGTTTATGCCGACAGTTCTTTTACTTTTAATGAGACTCAAAGTCAAGAGGATGGCGGCGAGCTTTGGACTGTCGAGATTGCCGGCCTTATACCTAAACGCTATAAACTAAACGAGAGGATCGTACGTACGCTTGAGCGCGGCGAATGGTTCGTCCTCTTTCAAGACAAGAATGGGGATATCGTACTTGCCGGTAGCATAGAGGTACCGTTGCATTTCTTATCCGACAGAACCACCGGTACCGAGACGGAGGTGAACGGTAACCGGTTTAAGTTTGGTGGGATTGAAGCCGAACCTTCTGTTCTTATTGACAATAAAGACATATCCGTACTCTAAATCGCCTGTTTTTAATGCTTTTGCCGTGTTAAGTGTCCTTAGCACGGCTTTTTTTTGCACCTACTTTCGCACTACAATTTAAAATGTAGTGTATGGAAGAATCTGTTTTAGAAGTAAATGGCATGATCGACCATTATGGATGGCAGCGTACAAATATCAAATGGCACCTGAATAAAAACAAGGGTAAAAAAGTGCGTTGCAAGATCAATTCTTGGGGCGGTTCTGTCAATGAAGCAATCGCAATTTCTAAACTCTTTGAAGAGCATGGCAATGTAACCGTAGAATTTATCGGCTTTTGTGCATCCGCCGTTACTTGGATGGCATTTGGAGCTGTATCGATAGAAATGCATGAGGACAGTTTATGGCTTTGTCATAAGTCGTCTATTCCCGTAGATATCTACGGAAGCATGAACTCCGATCAGATCGAGTCTACAATCAAGCAGTTACAAAATGAGAAGAAATCGCAGGATGCGGTTGATCTGATCATTGCAAAAAAATATGCAGATAAATGTGCTGCAAAGGGCAAGACGATCAAAGACGTCTTTGACCTGATGAAAGAGGAACGCTGGATTCCGGCCGATGAGTGTTTGAGTTGGGGATTCGTAGACCATGTGATTCCCGGTATCAACAAAGTGAGCAACGACTTCCGGAACCTGATGATCGAGAATTGTGCAGCATTGAATTTGCCAGTTCCTACTTTTCCGGAATATGAACTGCCTAAAGACGGATCAAACGATTCCTATTTAAAAAAAATCATGGATTCGTTGACCTCCCTGATATCTTCTAAAAAAGAAGAACTGCGTGTAGAAGATCAAGTTAATATTAACTCTAATAAAAATCAGACGATGAACAAAACTTTCGTTGCTGTCAATACCCTTTTGGCTGTTGAAGGATTGACAGAAAATGACGGTAAGATCGAACTTACCATCGAACAGATGCAAAAGGTGTGTGATGCTTTGAATCAAGGGGTGGCGGATAAGACTTCAGTCGATAATGCCGTTGCTGCTCTGGACTCTCTTTCACCGAATGTCAAGGCAATCGACGGGCTGACAAACAAGATTCATGCGGTGAAAGCACTCGTGAATATGATTCCCACCGGTGTACCGGCAGGCAATTCCATTCCGAAAGACAAACCAGAAGATAAAGACTATGAAGATAGTAAAAAAGATCCGGTCAACCGCTTCTTTACAGAGGACGAAGATTAACCCTTTAATTTTTTATAGAATATGGATTTAACAACCCCTATTGACATTCAGGCCGTCATTGGTGCGGTCAAAAAACACAAGGATCTGCTTGTTACGCTTGATGCTGAAGAAGCGGGCGATATCCTTAAACATTTTACTCCGATTCCGGGTGTCAAGGACTCGATCACGTTAGGCCGTACAACGCTCGGCAAGATATCTCACAAGTACACCGGACAGTTTGTCGGCCAGGTATCGAACGGCAAAATCGTACCTCGTACCCTTACTGTCTATCCGTGCGTCATGGAGATGGACGATGAACCGGAACGCTATCGCAGAACTTATATTACAGAGGTGAAAGGCGGGCTGTACCCTAAAGAACATCCGTTTGAAATCTGGTTGAATAACTATGGTATCAAATGTGCTTCTAAAGAGCTTCACGATGTGATATTGATTGCTAAATATGACTCTGATGCGAAGAAAACAGATTTGTCCACTTCGTTTAACGGTCCTTTCACTATCCTCGAAGACGAAAAGACAGCCGGCAATATCTCTGAAGAAAAGGGCAATATGTACAAGACCGGTGCATTCTCCCGTGCTGATATCGGAACCAAACTGTTGGAGATGTATCGCTCAAGAGTCAATACTTTCCGCAAGAAGAAAGCAAAGCTCTTTATGTCTCCTGATTTAGGGGATATGTACGACGATTGGTTAGAAGACCAGGGAGTACTTGTTGTTGACGGTAGCGGGAATTTATCTGAAACGACCGATCAGCAATTTTTGCGCGGTACCAACAAAAAAGTTGAGATTGTGCGCCTGACCGGTATGCCGGACGGCTCTCACTTTGTGCTCTTGACAACCAAAGAGAACTGTTGTTACGGTTATGATAAAGAAGAGGACTTCCGCCGTTTGATCCCGTTTAATTCCGGTAACCCTTATCATTATAATGCTGCCGGTAAATATGTTCTTGGATTTCAATTTGTCACTCTTGACAAATCTGAACTATGCATTAATGATCAACCTGTTACACCTGTTGAATCCGAGTCGGATGATTCTGAGTAACAAGTAGTGTTAATTAAATAATTGATTGCTATGGCAAAAAAATGTATTGAATTAGCTGATATCGATGAAGCCGTATCATGTGCCGATCTTGATAATTTAGCCGGTGTTGTTCAGAGCTTGGTATATGGGTATTGGGAGGATGTCGCTTCATGGCCGGATATGCCGGCACCTTCCGGTGAAGCTGCTACGATGTCGTTTGCGGAAGCAGGTGCTTGGGATGGCGATCTTGTGATGAAAGCGGGATGCCGGGCATACCAGTTGGTGTTTACCGATGAATCCGGAGAACTGACTATTTCCGATCAGGGCGAGACAGGCGGAGAATCCTGCAAGTACGAGCTTGCGATCACACGTGCAAAGATGTCACAGGTGATCTTTGGTTTTGAGAACGCAACGCGCGGCCGTCGCCTGTTCCTGATTGTTACCGATAAAAACGGTAACCGTTACCTGATGGGTGATAAGCTGAACGCTGCGAGAAAAGTTGCTGCTGATGCGAGCACGACCGGAAAAGTCGGTACCGACTTGAATAAAACCCCTCTCAAATTTGATTACTCCTGTCCTCGTAAACTGATGTATACGGGCGATGTGGAGAATATATTGCAGGTGGCTGAGTAGTTTTCTGTTGTTTTTATTCTGTCTGTTTTCAGGAGTCTGCTGCGGAAGTGGCAGGCTCCTTTTGTTGTGTCCGATTTCCGCACCTTTTACCGCACTATTTTTGTGTAGTTTAAATTTTAAAGTTATGTCTAATAGATTTATTCAATTTCGCCAGCGTGCAATCGACTGGCTGAATTCAGACCGGGATTTTAACGCGGGTATCCTGCTACTTGAGGAATCGCACTTTAAACCGGGTGTTGTTGCTAAGCTGAAGCGGCACGGTGTGAACGGTCCTGAAGCGAAGAAACGCTTAAAGTTCCTTATTAATGAGTTGATCAAGGCTTGGGCGATGTCGGAGCAGGAGTTGGCCGATGATGCTCCGGAGCTGGGTGTATCTTCCGGTCTGGATTTAGAAACACAGGAGGGACATTCGGATCAGGATGCTTTGTCTTTAGTCGATGCGTACAAGGCGCTCGATAATAATGAGCACCCGTATCCGGAGACGGTTGAACAACTGATCCGCCGTTATGCCGATGCGTATAAGCAAAGGGATATCCTGCATAAAAAGATGGCCGAAATGCCGGAGGATAATGATGCGGAGACAGTTGCGGCACGCAAGGAACTCTCCGATCAGATTGCCGCCCTTTCCGATGAAATGGAGTTCCTGTATCCTAAATATGCAGCATATACCGAAAAGGGTGAGATACCTGCGGCAGAGGATTTGCAGCAACCTGCCGATGAAGATGCGGACACCGGCAGAGAAGAGAGTGAGGTTGATTATTCTTCGCAGTCAAAAGAAGAGTTGCAAAAGATACGGAAGTCGGTTGCAACGAAAATCGGACGGGCAAGGAATATGCTGGATTTTCAACAGGAGAGCAAGGCGGATCAACCGAATCCGATGCCGGAATGCCCTAAGAGAGTCAAATACGAAACCAAAATAGCTAATCTTACCAAAGAATTGGAGAAGATTGAATATGCTATTGCTGCTTTAGGCTGATGCTTGTAGAGTGTAGTGAGATAAAAAAAGATGAGAAAGCGGCTGAACCGGTTAGAGGAGTCAGCCGCTTGGATGTCGATCAACATTGTGCGGCGGATCTTCTGACCGATGTATTGCTGAAGCCGGTCGGGTTAGGACCGATTGAGGTCGGTAAAAACAAGCACTTTTATTCAAAAGGTGCTTTTAATCTTATTCAGTTAGTACTTTATCTGCTCAGACAGACCGGGCCGGCACATGTCTTTATCTCAAGTTATTCCATTTCCGAAGAGAGTCTTGCGACTCTTTTGCGGTATAAGGAGCGTGGCGATATCCTTTCGATAAAGTTCTTGATTGATAATCGTGTGAGAACGATATCGCCTAAACCGTTCGATTATCTGGTAACCGCATTCCCTGACTGTTACCGATGTTGTGCGCTGCATGCTAAGGTTGCATTGATTTGGAATCAAGAATACCGGTTGTCTGTTGTGGGTAGCCAGAATGCTACGCACAACCCTAAATTGGAGCGCGGTATTATACATACCGAAGAGATGGTTTTTCAATTTGATCATAAAATCTTGACTGATGAATTTGACAACGGAACAACTTAAAAGCATTGAAGATTTGGCATACCGGCTGATTGTTCCGGAGCTTGTCGCTATCAATATCGGTGTGGATGAGATCGATTTCTTACATGAGGTCCGCACTCTGGGTACCGATGCGAGAAATGCGTATTACAAAGGCTATCTGAAACAAATGATCGAGACCAGAGAAGCGATAATAAAGACGGCTCAAAATGGCAGCAATCCGGCTCAGTCCGAGCTTCTTAAATTCCTGAATGTTATACAATACCATTTGAATTATGAATAAAAAGGGTGTTCCGTCATTGGCCGAGCAGCGTTATGAATTGATTCAGGCACATATTATTGATCCGGAGAACTCACCTCTTCCGGATGAGCTTCGCGAACAGTTTAATCGGGTGCTTCAGGTAGCACGCTTGTTGGATGATTATCCGAATGACAGCCACATCATCAATATCATGTTAGCTAAATACCGGATCAGCACTACGCAGGTGCGCAAAGACTTGCGTTTGGCGCGCGAACTCTTTAAAACCAATCATACTTTCGACTGGGATTTCTGGCATGCATGGCAGATCAAGGATCAGCTTGAGTTGATTCGTGAGTGCAAGATCAAAGGCGATCTGAAGAATTGGAACAATGCTAAAAAAACATTGGCTGTTTTGATCGGAGAGAAGCCGGCTGCTTTAGATGATCCGAAGCGCATGGAGAAGAATGTATTCTATATCCAAGTCAATAACGGTACCGGTGAGAAGATGAATATCAGCCTTGATTCATTGCGCGGATTGTCACAGCAGGACCGGCAGGCGGTGATTGATACGTTTTATCAGCCGGTTGATGATACACAGGTAGAAGAAATAATGAACTCATAAATTTATTGCAATATGAACAGACTCACTAATAAACGTTTAGTCAGATTTCTGATGGATTATCGCGGTATCGACATGATAAGTGTTACCGCCAAAAATGTCGTTGTACAGGTATCAAAAAAGTTCACTCCTGCACAGGCGGAGGAGCTTTGCCGGCAGGTTGGCCACACCGATGATTTCAAAGCTGCTACGGGTGCAGGCAATAATTACATCATCTTTCCCCGCTTCTGATGGAGTCGAACGTATGGGAAGAAGAGATCAGTGTTAATCCGGCGCAGCTCGCCTTTTGGTTGCAACCGGCTAAAAATAAATATGCGATTTACAGTCGTGGTACGGGTAAATCGTTTATTTGCGGTGCCGAGGTGGATGAGAATGTACGTCTCATGCCGCGTGGAGTGACCACGTTGGCTCAGGCTACATACGGGCAGGCATTGACCAAGACTCTTCCGTCTACGTTTAAAATGCTTGAGATGCTTGGATACAAGCGTTATGATACCAAGACCAAAACAGGCGATTATATCGTCTGCCGGCAACCGCCTGAGGGGTGGTACCGTCCTCATGAACACATCATGAGTTTCGAACATTGCATCACGTTCAGCAATGGTCATTGTCTTTATATCTTGACACAAGACGGCAATTCGCGAGGACCGAACGCTGATTACAATATAACCGATGAAGCATTGACGCTTGACAAAGAGCAGTTTGATCAAGAGGTTGCCCCGACCAATCGCGGTAATGAACACGTGTTCGGTCGTAAATCGCTTAATCCTTTACTTAAACATCATGGCAATACGTTCTTATCCTCAATGCCTTATACTCCGGAACAGAAATGGCTGCTTGAACCGGCACAGTATTACGAAGAAGAGCGGGGCATACATCTCTTTGACGTCTGGAATAAGATAGTCAAACTGCAAATGCAACTTATCGATGCCAAGATCGCGAATGATGCCGGACTGTTTAAAGAGATATGGAATGAAACAGTTCGCCTGCGCCGCACGATTACCCCGTTTGTCAGCACGGACGGTACTCTGTTTATTCTTGCTTCGATCTTCGATAATATCGCAAATGTCGGTATGAGCTATATTATCAACCAGTACAACATCATGGATAAGCTTACATTCATGATCGAGATTCTGAACTATATGGTTGATAAGATCGATCACTGTTATTACAACCTCGATGAACGACACCGCTATTACAATGCAACCAATGATTCTTTTATCCGTGATTTCGCAGAGAACACCGAATTTGACTGGAAACAGTTGGCGGCTACCGACAGCCGGATGGATGCGGACTGCAACCCGAACCGACCGCTTGAGATTGTCTGTGACTGGGGTTCTTCCGCTTCCTTTATGGAGGTGGCGCAACCGTCTCACTTCGACTGGAGTACAAAGATGCTGCATCCGGATCGCATCGTAGATAATACGATCAATGAGTTCTTCGTCAAGCGTGCCGAAGAAGATGACACGGAGATAAATGCACTGATTGATAAATTCTGCCATTATTACCGTTTCCATTCCTACAAGGTTGTAGAGTTTTATCGTGACCGGTATGGTGACGCGCATCGGGCAAACAGCAAAAAGACGTACAATGAGATTGCCATAGCCCGGTTGGAGAAGAACGGTTGGAGGGTTAACCAGCATACGCATAGAGGTATCGAGCCGCCGCAACATGACAAGTACCTGCTATGGTCGTATATATGTGCTGAGACCGATGAACGCTATCCCTTAAAGCGGTTCAATGCTTCCAGATGTAAATACATACTCATTTCAATGAACAATACTCGTGTGCGCACGAATACACAGGGCAAGTTTGAGAAGGACAAGCGCAGCGAGCGTAATGAGTCTGTACTTCCCGAAGAAGCCACGCACTTCGGTGACTGTGTAGACAAACGTGTGTGGACGAAGTACGGTGATATCCTGATGCATACATATTCTTTTGTTGACGCGAGACTTTAAAGAGTTTCGCACTGTTTTTCGCACGGTTGGACCGCGTTGCCCGTGGGCGGGCGGCGCGGGCTGGGGGGGCCCGGGGGGCGTCCCGACCGGTTCGAAACGGTCGTCTGCGTCAGCGGACAGCACCGCGAGATGCTGGATCAGGTGTTGCGTCTGTT